TTGTCCTTTACTAAATATCATTAAATCAACACAATCTATGTACTCCAGACCAACAACAACTAAACCCCAATCACTCCCTACTAAGTATCAACAACCTGTATCAACGCAAAGTGTATACAATCCCCCTAAATCACGTAAATTAAGTATATTAAATGATTAAACAGTTCTTTACACTTTTCCACAACATTATGTCACTTGTTATTACACCAATTGAGTATGCAATCACTGCATCAATTAATAACACTTTAGCAGATGAATATCCTGACTTAGATGATAACGCAATTGCTGAATTATCTAAACAAGTTGCAAACAATTATGACTATTCCGCAATTTACGATGATATCCTATTTCTTGCAGATGAGCATATAAGATATCTAACAACAGATGCAAGTTTGTACACTAATTAACAATGAGTTTTCCACAGGTTATTAACACTTTTCCACAGCATTGTGTAGTATTACGGTATTATTTTAAATGCTTAATTTAATATGGTTAAGTGTTAGATAGATGAGTTAATCTTGCTGACTGTTGTTGTCTAAGAGTGTACTCTATTATGTAGGAGTTGTCAACATTTAGGGGACACAACACAAAATGTCATACAGGGGTTGACTTTTCACCGAATACTACATATAATAGGTACAGTTACAAAGTTACAACTACGTAATCAAATTACCCATGGGTAGGACATACAAACGCAACGACACGTACAAGTCAAATAGACCGAAATCTATTCGGGAAAAGAGACAACAATCGAGTCGCAATCGTCCCAGGTACAATGATACTTTTTCCACAGACTATGGGGAAAAGTATAACAAACCCACCAGACAGTTTAATTCACATAGTGATGACAATTAGTCTGTGCACAGTGTAAGATAGTAGAGATAATATACAGGTCAATTCTTTACATTTCTCTTGCTCTAATTGCCCCTCATGACTAAAACTTTAACTCTCGAAACTTCACCCCCAGTTAGTGTTAAACTGTGGGCAAAGGGTTCTAAACACTTTTGGGCGTATGATTACCCACAATGTAATAAGAATGGTCCATTCGGTTCTTATCAACAATGTCTGAAAGATGCACAGGAGTATAGTAACAAATGAGCACACAATCTATCCCCCGTTCGTTATCATTTTTAATGGAAATGTATGACGTTGGTTCTCTACCAGCAGATGAACAGATTGAGTTAGCTCAGGGACTAATTGACTGTGGTCTCGATGATACATTGCATGGCAAATATCAACAGCTATGTGATTACTTTGTTGCAGAGGGTTTGTGTTACTATGTCCCTGACGATTAGGGACAGTAATTGATATCGACAGTTGGTTAATCATCATTGGTGCTTATTACATAGGGCGTTATTAAAAAAGTACCTAACGCTAAGCTATAAACGTATCCCAGAGCGGTTGTTATATTAAGACTGTATTTAAAAAATTTTACAATATAAAAAAAGGTCACAGAGGTTGGACGAACAAAAAAGAAAAGCAGATAGGAAAGCTGCTAAGAAAATTATCAAAGTTGCAAAAGAACATCCAAGTTATTATACCAAAGAGGATGTGAGGTATGCTAAACTTATTAAACGCCGCACGAAGAAGCGCAAGTCTGAGAATGATAAGACATGAACTCTCATATATTGCGATAACATCGTATGCACTCCTGAAAATACTACTACATCATGGCAAGAAAACGTTACGACGAAGTTTACGAGGTATGGAAGGAATACATAGGCATTCCGTGGTGGAGAGAGAAGAAGGCAATCGGAGGTTGTTATGACATCATCCTGAAGTTCTATAGGGAACAGTTCGGGATGGAGTTGTTTGATTATCCATCAGAGAAGAAATATCTATTTAAACCTGAGTACATCGAAGCAGAATCACAACGTCAAGGAGGGAGCAATGTCGTCTACACTGGTAGAAACGATGAGACCTTCGATATGAATATAATGGAGTTCGGTGATGTAATGATCATGCATCTGTTTATCGACCCACTGGCGGGGGGTTACAGGGTCGATGGTAAGCGTTTGTGCAACCATATCGGTATATACCTAGGAGAAGGATGGATGTTACACCACCCTTACCAGTGCGAATCTGATATTGTCGATCTACATGACGACAATTGTTCGTGGTATGTCACTAACACAGAACTAGTTCTGAGAAAAAAGTAAACACTATATAAAGTGTTATTGAGAAGTAATACCTATGTCAAATCGCTATACACTTCAGATCGATTCTGATGAACATGGGGAGCTCTTTATTACATTCCCTGATTTTTTATTAGAAGATCTAGGTTGGAAGTTTGGGGATGTGGTAGAATATGTGGAAGAGAGTGACGGTAGTCTGATTATTAAGAAGTCAGATGATGATGCTGTTAAGGAAGACCTCTAAAAAAATACCCCCGAAAAAACCGCCGTGGACTTGATCTGTATTCAGTGTGCTGCAACAGCAGCAAGATTCGATATGCAAGGGGAAAATGTCATAGAGACATGCCCAGGTCGCCAACCATCCAACAACGAGAAATTGTATAGATGGTCAAGTTGGCAACCTAAAACACCATTCGCTCCTACTTGGGATTGTCCAATGTATAGCGATACGGTAGACACTGCGATATGTAATACCATTCTTACGGGCTTACAAGATATAAAAGTTGGTCATTGGACGACCTATAACATTTTCTTAACTGATGACCCTTTAGCACTTCAGTTAAAAGAGCGTATAAAGGAGTCCATGTATGAGTTTGGTAACGAATTAAAAATAACCTTTTCCGACCAATTATGGATCAGAGGTTGGATGCATTGTACAAAGAGTGGAGAGAAACTACCTATCCATTCTCATTCGATGCATGAGAATACATTCTTATCTGGTAACATCCTACTCCACGACAGTGATGTAAGAACAGAATATTTAATCCCACACTATAGTACATACTGTGGGAACTTTAAACCTGAGGCAAAATGTGGTACTATGGTATGGTTCCCTTCATGGGTAGAACATTTTGTACCCCATTGCGAAGAGAATAGATATTCCTTAGCATGGGATATCTACACTAATGAAGCAATGGAATACATGTCAGAGAACTATCCTGAGGACTCAATGAATTTAAGTTGTTTATTATGAGTGAAAAATCATTTGAGGAGGTCTATGCTGAACACATGGAGATGATCAGCAAGGCAATAGAAAACCTAGCAGAGCGTCAGAAGAGCATAGAAGAAGCGTTTGGGCATATACCTAAACCTGGTGCAGATATGATTAAGTATAAACCACCTGAGTATGAGGACTATCTTAATCTCACGCAAATCTTTGACGATCTGTATACTAGACTAAATATGTTGGAGGGTCGTATCAAAGAATTAGAGAAGTAATGGCTTCTTACATAATTGAGACAGGTCGTGGATATCCAAATGCCGTTACTCAGCAGACGTATACAAACACGTATGACCGTCCTAGTAGCGGAGATTATCGTGGTCACGATTATCACTCAGGTCCTGGTACAAATTATAATATAACATTTAATGATTTTGGTCCTGGTACCATGGTCATGGGAAAGGATATTGTCTATTATATTGGTGATGAAGAACAAACTTGTGTAGGAGCAAACTGTGATGGGTATAGGAGGGCAGTATACAGGTGGTACAGAGGCAAATATACAGACCATAAGTATACCGATACAAAGTACTTTGATTACTCTTATGACTTCCCAGGTGAATCTAAGAGTAATAGAGAGAAAGTAGGTAAAGGATATAACAGAGAACCTCGTGATGGACGTGCTGTCTTTTGGTTATCTAAAACAGATATAGTAGGAAAGACTACACCATTGGTGGCTTACTACAATAACGACATCAATGATACGATGTTGAGTACTTCACCTACTACCGTTACTCCAACCTTTGATCAATCTGGTAACTTAGTTGTTGGTGGTACTGGTACTGGAACTATAGAATTTAGATTTAGTTGGAATGATAATCCTAGTACTGCTGGTGTTGCACTTGGAACTTATGCGATTAGTTCTCTTGGAATATCCTTCACACAGACAGCAGGTGTACAAACTGGATCATTACCAAGTCAGACAGCGACTGTAACAGCAGGTCAGACATACAACTGTACCATTACTAATGGTAATGCTGCTGGATTTGATGTAATGAATGGTGATCAGACTCTATGCTTTAAGGATGGTCATGGTAATGATTGTAATGCAACGCTATCCATTGGTTATCCAGGGGATTATGAACGAGTAAGCACTATAGGGCACATATGGACATCATTGGCAAATGCACAAGCATATGCAGTATCTGGAGAGACACCCGTTCCTTTATACGAATACCTGTGGAATACTAATACTACACGTCGGGATTCTTTCTACACGATATCTCCACAAGAGGAAGTGAACCTACAGACGGGAGTTGCTGGAGTCCCAGACTGTAAAGATCCACGAGATCAGAGTTATACTTACGTTGGGATAGTAGGGTATGTCTTTGCATTAGACAGATCTACAGCAGCAAAGAAACTCATGAGAGATATTGCTGCCATTGGTCCCACAGGAGAATGTAATGTCGATAGGTCGAACTGGTATCAGTGGAATAATGAATGGACACTATTAAAGTATCTTCGTGAACAGAATGGAGTACCTGCGGTACAAGGTTGGGGTAACCCTGCTAATGTCGCTGGTGTTAATACCACAGATGCATTGTTTGAGTGGTTCTATGGTAGGAATGGTGCAGTGAAGGCAGCACTTCCTAGATACCTCTCTTTTGAGACCTCATATGACTCACAGTTCGTTTACTATCTGTATGATACGTCGTACCCATGGAACGGACCAATTTTTGGTATCAATTTTTCGTTAAGTGATGCAGCATGTTGTCCTAACTCAACTGATGCTGAAGGTTGTCCTTCTTGTGTACCAGTACCTATAGAGTATAGTAGGTTCTATGAGGTCAGAGAAGACTCATGGGAGACCCTGAAAACCAAATTAGTACTGTCTGATATGGCATCAGAGAATATTAATGAGTCTTATAACATCTTTGATACAGAATCCCGTAGGATTCTCTTCAGATATACTACTACAACAGGTTCTTTTTACATTGGTGAACAGATTAATGGGTGGGATATTACTCAATTGCGCTATTTTGGTGATGAACTCAAGGTAGGATACATGGAATTGAGTGGTGAAGGTAGTGCTTTTAGTTATAATCAGGCATTTACCTCTACAGATAATGGTGCTATCGTAGTTCTTGCGGGCTTTGGTATAGCAGATAAGGCGGGCTTTGCTGGTGTATACGAATTTCCGAAGAAAATTCAGTACTATCAAGTAGAAATTGACCCAGAACAACTGATTGCTACCCGTACTTTGGACAAAGCAGAGATAGTTGCGAACATAAACAACAAAGGACAGGTCGCATCTATCGATATTATCAATGGTGGCTTCGGATATATGAAGCCTAAGATCGATATTGAGCAGCCTGCAGTGCTAACTGAACTAGGTGCTAACGATTTATCACGTAAAACACTACATGGTCTGGGTGGTTGGAGTGGTCAATCACTAGAACAACCTGAAGATCCCGTGTATAACCCACGTGGTGACAAGAATAACTTCATGATGAAGGACATTAAGGAGAAGCAATCCGCTATAGCAAACGAAAAGAACGAAGAAACGTATCAAGAAAGAGAAAGATTGATGCCTTATTCGGAGAATAGTGATGTTCAGATCGCAGGTACTGACCAATCATTAAGTGTAGAGAACAAAAAACTACGTCGTCAGACTGGTGAGGGTAAAGGAAAGACAGAATTTAGGAAAGCAAAGCTACAAATCACTAAATTAGATGACAATGGTACCATAGAAGAGATACTAATTACCGACAGAGGGTCAGGATATGACTTCGATCCCGACAATAAACCTCAAGTTTACATCGTTGACGTGGAAACAGAGACCTATAAGATCAGAGGTCCTAACACACAACCGCAAGTAGAAGACTATAAGACAGCAATTAGGCATCCAAAAGGTCTTAAGCAGGAACTTAAGAAGGGTACATCTGCTAATGACTCGGAAATGGACGTTATGGACATCGGTGTTATCGGTGGACTTAACACTTTAATGAATGGATTCACTGCTCAATACCCTGTTGGGTACTTGAGAATGAACGATGTAGACAAAGAAGAGGAAACTGCTCTATGTAATAACCTCCCTGCAGGGTGTATTAACATAGAATTCCCTAAAATTATTGAGGATGCACTGTTTACAGTGGATGATGTGCAAGGAATGATTAAGAGTAGTGATGAATTTGCTGAGTTTATGGACAATCAGTACCCCACATTGCTAGCTGCATCTAGAGATGGGGACGGAAAAGCAGAAAACATTGGTGGTTTGTATGGATTTAATGGTGGAAGTCCTTGTGTTAAGATAGGACAACCTAAATTTTACTCGGCAACTAGGTTCTACGACATACCTTGCCCGTATATTAAGACCAATGAGGATGGTGATAACCGAGCATTTGGGTATATGGTACACAAGTACTGTGCTTCTAAGTCGGATAATGCTAGTTTTAGAGTATCAATGGTCACTGAGGGACATACAACTGGTGCTCAAGGGCAAGAATTTATGAATTTCATGAGGAATTTGCCAGAACCTTTACTGACAGAGACCAGAAAGACCCCTCCAGGCGGTTCTAGTGACCAAAAATGTTGGCCATGCAAGCGTGGTAGCATCGAAGGACGTTGTTATAGGGACTCAGGCAATGTAAATGACATCATTTTCGTTCCTGTGGGTAGTGATGAGAACACTTATGACTGGAATAGGCAAGGATTTTCGGAATATGAACAGTTTAAAGTTTGGTTAGGGGATAATCTTACGAATCATTCACCAGGAACCTCCTATACATGGATTGCTCATGAGGAAGATCCTGAATCTGGGCAGGAACTTGATGTACGACAATGGTCTTATACAGATATAACTGTAGCAATGCCTGTAAATGGAGTGCCTCCTAATGAATGTTGGGACACTTATCTCAGAACCGCTCAGAACGCCATAGGACCGTTAGATGCATTCTGTGGATACAATCCATCCGATCCTCCTCCAGGAACCGATAAGACCGCCACAGGAGGGTACTGGGACGTTGGGTACATTGCAACTCCTCCCTGTGCAGGACATTTGGCACTTGATTTTGTATCTGATGCAGCAATTGCTGTAAATCCTAGACTTTGTAGTGAATTTGAGATTATTCTAGGACCTACTAATGGTACTATGGACGTTAAAAATTACAATACTGGTGCAACCATAGTATTTGGTGATACAGTACGTAATGTAGGTAACCCCTACTTCACTGAATGTGATCTAGTCTTCGGTCAAATGACATCTATTGTCAATCCTCCTCAATTACTAAAAGGAAAAGAGCGGATTGCGAAGGTATCATGGGATCCTACTGATCCAGATCGACCCGAATACGATCCTAACTTTAAAATACCTGAAACTAACTTGGAGCATGCTGAATAATGGCTTATGGAATGTTACTACCAGTCGCACCTTACACGGGCTTGCCGTGTTCAGGACATGGTATCTGCATCCCATCTACTGTACATAGTGTACAGGCATGTGGAACTCCACCAATTCCTTACACAATTAGGATAAAGGAGTTCACTTGCTGGTGGCCACCTTTCCCAATGATACTCACTGGGACATTAAGTCCACTCAAAGCAACGGTACTAACAAACTTTCTACCGACTTTGACCTTTGGTGATACGTTTATTAACCATCCATCACCGTGTACTAACATAATCATATACATGTGTCCTTGTGGAAAGGCAATGTGCCCTATTCCAACACCAATTCCCTGCTCGGCATTGACAATTGAGGACATGGGTATAGGTCATATGAGGTTCTTATGGGCCACTACCTTCGCTACATACTGTACCAAGCTACCAATAGGTAGAATTTTGGATCCATTGGGCATCGGATTCCCAGGATTTAGTTATCCTTGTTCATCCGTAGTTGCATATGGAAGTCCAAATGTGTTATCATCTTAAAAGTTAGAGATTATTATGGCAAAAACAGCTGCAGGCGCATGGGGAACTGGTAATTACGTAGTATCCACACCGAAGATGACTCGGCAAGGTACTAGTAAGAACACAAAGTATGCTGCTACTTCTAGAAATGGTGCTAAAAAGAAGTACAGAGGGCAGGGTAGATAATGTACAAGGCACTGCCAGATTGTTTACATGTGAAAGATAGCTCTGTCGCAGGACAGGGCTTGTTTGCTACACAAGATATACCAGATGATGTGTATCTTGGTATATCACATGTTGTAGTAGATGAAGAGATTATGAGGACACCTTTGGGTGGTTTTGTGAATCACAGTGAAGAACCTAATTGTATCAAGGTTTATGAAGAAGAAGATTGGGGAAAGATATATCATATGAGAACTATTAAAGCAATTAAGAAGGGTGAAGAACTGTTCTTAAACTATACTTTCTACAAAGTGTGATAAATAAAAGATAAAGTGAGTAATAACCACGAATAATGCCTGCTTATAGGTTTAGGTCAGAGAAATTTTTCTCTAGAACGTTTAAGGACTTCGCTGTTTCATTTAAAGCGAACCCAAACACCAAGGATATTAGCACTGTTACTAATGACAATGCCATAAAACAGTCCGTCCGAAACCTAGTGCTTACAAATTTCGGTGAGAGACCTTTCCAAAATGAAATTGGATCTAGGGTTACTCAAATGTTATTCGAACCGTTTGATGTGTTCCTACAAGAGGATCTTCGGGATGAAATTAAGAATACTATAGAACGACTGGAACCTCGTGTTGAGACTGTTTCAGTAGTGGTGAGTGCTCCAGAGAGCTCATCAATTACTAATGACATTGACGTTGCTGTTCAGTATAAAATAGTAGGTCAAGCACAAGTCCAGAATATCGAGTTCCTATTAGAACGAACCTAAAATGCCTGCGATTCCATCAGAATTAACCTCGCTAGATTTCTTTGAGATCAAGGAATCGATCAAATCTTACTTGCGTACACGTGCTGAGTTTTCAGATTATGATTTTGAGGGATCTTCTGCGTCATATTTGATCGATACTTTAGCATATAATACTTACTATACTTCATTTAACGCTAACATGGCGATGAATGAGGCATTTTTGGAGTCTGCAACCGTAAGAGATAACATTGTTCGGATTGCAAAGCAATTAAATTATACACCCAAGTCGATAAAAGCGGCAAGAGGGTGTGTACAAATGGTAATACAGTGTGCAACACTGCCTGGAGGACAAACTTACCCTGATACTGTAACAATTAAGAAGGGTGATGTCTTCATTTCTAGAAATAATACGGACACATATCCATTTTGCTTGTTAAAAGACACTCAAACATCAGTTGATCAGAATACTGGTCTTGCAACTTTCTCTAAAATGATCGTTTATCAGGGAAACTTGCTCCAATATCATTATACTGTTGATGATACTCAGAAACAGGACTTCGTTATACCCGCAGAAAACGTAGATACTGAGATTTTGACCGTTTCTGTTAAGCCAACAGAGCAATCAGTCGAAGTTGATGAGTATTCTTTGTCTACAAACGTCGTAGATTTGACATCTACCTCCAGAAACTACTTTTTAGAGGAAACTGAAGACCTTAGATACAAGGTAATCTTCGGAGATGGTGTTCTTGGACGTAAATTAATCGATAATGAGTTCATCATACTCAAGTATGTTGTAACATCTGGTGATGCTGCTAATGGATGTACTAAATTCTCCTTCATTGGTCAAGCAACTGACTCTTCAGACCGTCCTATATCCCCTTCTAGCATGTCCCTAGGGACTATAGACAGTTCGGAGGATGGTGCTGAGAGAGAAAGTGCATTATCTGTCAAATTCCGTGCTCCTAGGTCATTCTCGACCCAGAATAGGGCAGTAACGGAAGATGATTATGCTTATATCGTCTCAGACCTATACCCCCAAGCAGCTGCTGTAACTGCTTACGGTGGTGAGAAATTAAATCCCCCTATTTACGGTAAAGTTTACATAGCAGTTCGTTCTAAGTCAGGTGTAAACCTAAACACTACGACTAAGACTCGTATTAAGAACCAACTACTGAAGTATTCGATGGCATCAATTGAGCCAGTCATCGTTGACCCACGTATCTTCTATGTTGTACCTAAAGTCTATCCATTCTTTAATGGTAACGAGACTTCTAGATCAGCGAATGAGTTGGGAACGGAAATCTTAAAATCAATTGACAAATTTAACACACAAAATAGAGACGGTAGATTTGGTGATCGTATAGAAGCATCTAAGTTTAATTCCATGGTTGATGCTTCTGATGATGCCATTAGTGGTAGTACCACACAGTTTACTATGGGCCAAAACCTTGATCAATTCACTTTCGGTAACATCTTTACCCAATGTCTTGATTTTGGTAATCCTATTACTAACCCAAGTGATACTGGTGGTAATTCCGCAGGAGATTCTACCTGTCCACCTAAATTCTCTTCCATGAAGTCTGGTAAGTTCTATGCTACTGGATATACGGAGAATCTTGCTGACTTAGTGGCTTCTGGTGAGACTGCATATGAAACTGCAACACCAGCAGACGAAGTAATCTATTCCTCTGGTACAAGGACAACTGAGGTTCTAGTCCCTGTAAATATCAGAGATGATGGTAAAGGTAACTTATTGTTAGTTGCTACTCGTAATGAGAAAGAGGTTGTACTGAATGCAAGTATTGGTACTATTGACTACGGTCAAGGTATTGTTTGTGTAGGTCCTCTGAATGTGGCAGATACTGGTGATGGTACGACAAGAATTCCTGTAGTGGTTCATCCTACTACTGATTCTATTATTATTCCTCCTGGAGTTGATCCTACGATCTTTAACCCAGAAGTTTATCCTATTGACTTTGTTACTAATCCAACAACTGTCAGCAACTTCGACCCTAATAACTTTAGCGGTTGGAGCTATGGTGGAACCCCAATAAATATTATCGAATACCCAGTGGATGCATTTACGTATCCCGAAGTCACGACGTGTTTCTAAGATAAATGTTTGCAAAAACAGTAAATATTTCTGATAGGGTTGAGAATCAACTTCCTGCCTTTATCAGAGAAGAGGATGAGCAATTTGTCAATTTCTTATTTGAGTACTACAAGTCTCAAGAGAAGACAGGTCGTCCATACAATATTCTAAATAATCTTCTCAATTATTTGGACTTAGATGAGTATGACCAGAAGGTCTTAGCATCAACTACAGTTTTAATTAAAGAAGTTGACACAACAAATACATTAATCGAAGTAGAATCCATCGATGGATTCATGGATCGTGATGGATCTGTGATGATCGATAATGAAGTAATATATTACGAGAACACAGTCCGTGGTCCTGATGCTATCCTCACTCCAGGACTATCATTAGAAGAATTTAATAAGAAAAGACAAGAACTAGAAAATCCAATTCAGGAATTTGATGGAGTTAGAACTACATTCCCTCTTAATTTCCTAGGCACCCCTGTATCACCTGTTTCTGCTGAACACCTTGCAGTTACAGTTTTTAATGTCAGCATGATTCCTGGTGTTGATTACTCAATTGGTGGTAGTGATATCACATTTACTAATCCACCTAGAGCAAGGATTGGTACTGACTCAGTTGGATCATGTCAGATTGTATATTATATCGGTTTTGCAGATGCTATCGTTAAGGAATTAACTTATCCTAACGTATTTGATACTGCTGGTGATGATTCCATGGCATTAAGCTATGAGAGTCTTCCATATTCCCCAATTTCAGAAATTGGTTTGATTGTCAACCGTAATGGTCTCCTTCAGAAACCATATATTGACTATGTGTTAACTGATAACAATAGTAAAATTAAGTTTTTTGTCAATATCACCAATCAGGACAATTTCCATATCCGTTCTATCGAATATGTGTCTGCTTCCTTTGGTACTGGTGCACATGCAGTTACTAGTGTTGGTGTAAATGGTGAAATTGAGGCAATTAATGTTAAGGATGGTGGTAAAGGTTATAAACTGAACTTTGCTCCTAAGGTTGCTATCGCATCTAGCACCTCAAAAGGTACTGGTGCAGCAGCAAGGACATTAGTCGCTGGAATAAAAGATATAAAACTAATTAATGGAGGTCAAGGTTATACTTCATATAACCCACCGAAAGTTAAGATCACACAACCATCTGATTTGGTTAATGGATCTGGTGCTATTGCTACTATTGAGGTAGATGATGTAACTGGAACAGTTTCGTCTATTAAGATTACTAATTCAGGTTCTGGATATGATTTCATACCTGCTATTACCTTTGTAAACCCAAGTGGTGCTATTCTTACAGATCCCACCATCGATGGTGAGGGTCGTTTAAATGGTGCATCTATTACAATCACTGATGGTGGTATAGGATACAGCAATCCACCAACAATTTACATCGATGCTGCACCTACAGGTGGTATTGATGCTGTTGCTGATTGTACAGTATCTCCAGATGGTGAAGTTGTAGCTGTTAATATCACAAATAGAGGTCGTGGATACTTAACACCACCTAGAGTAAGAGTTGTACAACCAATTGGTGCTCAAGTTCTAGACGTTACGGTTGCAAATGGTAGTGTTACTAATATCAATCTTCTAACTGGTGGTAAAGGTTATACTGATGCACCTTCTGTCTATATTGTAGATGATCGTAAGGGTTCATTGGGTGAATCAATCGGTGGTACTGGTGCTCAAGCAGCAGCAACTATCTTTAATGGTGAAATTACTGATATTAACATCATAAGTTTTGGTACTGGTTACTCAGAAACTGAACCACCTAAGATTTACGTTGCAGAACCATTAGCAGCACAGGCATCTTGTGATGTTGGATTTGGTGAAGTCACTGGATTCACTATTTTGTCTTCTGGTAAGGAATACGAACCTTCTTCCCTTAATGGGTGCTCTAGAGGAGTATCGGATGTTGTCACTTTTGACAAATACAACAATCAGATCTTTGCAAAAGAGTCACAACTTGCTCAAAGTAATCATTCAGCTGGTGCAGTTGTTCATAACCTTGATTCTCAAATTATCAGTAAGGTATTTGACAAGTTCCGTCGTCAATACATGCCTACAATCAATATTGACTACACTCAAGTCAATCCGATTCAGGTTATTAAGACAATTAAGGATTTCTACCTTGCTAAAGGTACGAAGACTGCTGCACAGTACTTATTTAAGATTCTATTTGGTGAAGAAGTTGATATCTTCTACCCTAGAGACGAATTAATCAAACCATCTGATGCTTCTTGGGTTGTTGACACGATTTTACGTGCTCAACTGATTTCTGGTGATCCTGCTAACCTCACAAACGCACAATTGGTGCAGGTAGCAGACGAAGTTGACCAGAATATTAAAGATGCATCAGTTTTGATCGAAAATGTCATTTCCATCATCGAAGGAATTGATGTTATATACGAATTAGCAATATCTGAAGAAACTCTGACAGGTGACTTTAAGATTCCTTATAAAACAGACCTTGTAGAACCATTAACGACTACAGAGAATATAATTACCGTTGACTCGACTATTGGATGGCCCGAAAAGAACGGAACCATCATTATTAACGATCAGGAGATCGTTCAGTACAAAGAAAAGTCACTAAACCAGTTTATTGAGTGTACTAGGTCCAAAAATGCCGTTGTAGAAGATTGGGATCCTGGTACAATCATCTATTCGGACATTTTTGTCTATGCTAACAAAGGAACTGATGAGGAAGTCAAATTACGTGTCCTAGGTATCGCAGAAGCGGGTACAACCGTCTTAGAAGACAGTGGTTCCTACTATTTGCCTGGAGATAAGTTAAATGTTGCTGCTTTAGGTTCTACTGCTGATGATGAGCGTCTACAGTCATGGTTATACAACGTTAAGAAGTTAATTAACGTTAGTAGCATCACTCCTGGTGGTCTTAACAACCAAACTGCAACTGTTATCACAGGTAATGCCCATGGTTTGCTTGTAGAAGACAAAGTTACCATTTATGGTGCAAACCCTGCTGTTTATAACGGTACATTTGAGGTTACTGCTCGTCTAGACGACTATTCCTTCTCTTATAGTATACCTACCCCAATGACAATTGTCCCACAGGGTAATATACTACTTTCTGTTGACCTGAACCGTGGTAAGTCTTCAGTATCAACTATTGATGAGGTAATTTCACTATTCACCTCTAACGTACAGAACTCTTTCTTTAATAACGATTACGTTTACGTTGCTGCCTCTGGATTGCCCAACTATAAGGTTGGTCCTTTCACTGGGTCTGCTATGATTCCAGGAAACCAGCGTAAACTGCTTCGTTTCCCTAGAACAGTCTCTACAATCTCCACAAGAACAGAAGTTGCTCCAAATAGTCCAATTGGATCATGGGTTAACGGTGTTTCTACCTGGTCTTACAAATCTTCCGAGTTTGTTACTTTTGGTCCTCTAACTGGTATCAATATCAGTAGTGGTGGTGAAGATTATGATGCTGGATCAAAACCAGCACTAGAAATCACTGGTGGTGGCGGTACAGGTGCT